ATCTTCCGTAATGTACCAATCCGTTGGGGTTTAACCGGAACTATCCCCAAGGATGAATACGAAGCAGTGGGTTGTATTTGTAGTATTGGTCCTGTTGTAGGTAACCTAAGCAGTAAAGAATTGCAGGACATGGGTGTGCTTGCTGACCTTGACATTAACATTCTACAGTTGCAGGATGGTGCGTTAGGGTTTAACAGCTATGCACAAGAGCTTAAGTGGTTGGTTACTGATCCTAAGCGCATTGATCAAGTCAGTAACATTGTAAAAGGGCTGAGCAACAGCGGTAATACTCTGGTGCTTATTGATCGTATCGCTACAGGTGAGATGCTAATGGAGCGTAATCCAGACTGGGTGTTCATCAGCGGCGAAATGAAAACAACAGACAGACAAAAAGAATATGATGAAGTTTCGGACGCTAATAACAAGATTATTGTGGCGACTTATGGTGTGGCCGCTGTGGGTATTAATATTCCTCGCATTTTTAATTTGGTTCTTTTGGAACCCGGAAAGAGCTTTGTTAGAGTTATCCAGAGCATTGGACGAGGTATCCGCAAAGCTGAGGATAAGGACTACTTACAGGTAATTGACCTTACTAGTAATCTAAAGTACAGCAAGCGCCATATGACCAAGCGCAAAGAATACTACAAAGAGCAAAACTTTAGATACAGTGTTACTAAGGTTGAGTACAAATGACACAAGAAGAATTTGATACGCTCAGTGACACCGACCGTGCGTTTTTAAAACTTGAAGGACGTTGTGCAGGTTGTGGGTGTGCATTGGACGGAATGTTTATTGCACACTCCAGCTGGTGCAGTGTTGCCCCTAGGATTATTTTTAATCCTGGACACGAATGGGGTAAGCACTCAACTCAGCATGTTACAAAATCTGCACGAATGGGTAAGAGCGTATTTGCTAACATGGTTAACGAACTTAATAAGATATTTGGGAAAAAATATGAAAATACTAACAGTTGATAACACACCTTATGATTTAGATATGGTACCAGAAGAGATCGACGATATCAGATACTGTATCCTAGATGCAAGTAATCCAGCTGACATCGACTATTACTTTTTACCACTTATCTTTCTAGAGAGCTTTCATGCTCCTGCTATCTGTCTGCAGATTGGCAAAGCTAATATACAAGTGCCTATGGACTGGAGCATTTTAATTTGCGACGATGATTATAGTGCAGTTGAGATTGTTCCGTTAGCTAGTTTAAACAATAGAGGCTTCAAGGCTCTTACACTTAATCCGCTTAAAGGCTTAAGCATTAAGAGCGAAGAATTAGCTATTACAAATATCTACCAAGATGTAAAATGGTATTTCCCTAAACTAAAGAACGGGCATGTATTAGCTGTACCATTAGAAAATAAGAAGACTCCGCAATGTGCATTTTTTGTTAAAGAAGCTAACAAGGTATGTGATATCGATGTTGGAGACCTAATGTGAGACAGACAGATACCTTTAACCTTAAGAAGGATGTTACAAATATTCCAGACTTCCCAATTGAAGGTGTGCAGTACAAAGATGTTACAAGTTTGCTGTATAATCCCTCAGCCTTTAAAACCACAGTAGATGCTATCACAGCATTTGCAAAAGCAAATTTTATCACCGACATTGTTGCACCAGATGCTAGGGGATTTATCTGGGGTAGTCCTGTGGCACTTAATTTAGGCATACCATTGCACTTGGTACGCAAGCCTGGTAAGCTACCGCCACCGACTGTTGGGCATGAGTTTGAGTACGAATATGCAAGTACTAGTTTGCATATGAAAGAAGATTCACCACTTGGCTCATTGAACAATGTATTAATCATTGATGATGTTAGTGCTACAGGTGGCACAGGTTTAGCTATTCTTGAATTGCTCAAGGAGTTTGAAATTCACCCAATGGACGTATGCTATGCATCAGTTATTGATTTGGTATTCTTAGGTGGTACAGTAAAGCTACAAGAGCAGGGCGTAAAAACATTCAGCGTAATTGAATATGAAAAGGATGAGTAATGGGTTATTTTTTTACAAGTGAAAGCGTAAGTGAAGGGCATCCAGATAAGGTTGCTGATTTGATTAGTGATGCAGTTGCAACATATATTCTAGACAAGAACCCAAATCATCGTGCCGCAGTAGAAACACTAGTTACCACTAACATGGTAACACTAGCCGGTGAGTATAAAAGCACAAAGGAAATTGACAAGGGTGTTATTGCAGATATTGTGCGTAACACTGTTAAGCAGATTGGTTACGAACAAGAAGGTTTCCATTGGGATAAGCTAAAGATCTATAACGAACTACATGCGCAGAGTGCAGACATTGCACTAGGTACCGACAACTTTGGTGCAGGCGATCAAGGACTTATGTTTGGCTATGCTTGCCGCGAAACGCCAAACTACATGCCTTTAGCAATCCACCTAAGCCACAGTATTGTAGAAGAACTAGCAACACTACGTAAGGCAGGCACAGTATCTTGGTTAGGCCCAGATGCTAAAAGTCAGGTCACAGTTGAATACAATGACGATGCAGAACCGATCCGTATTGCTAAAGTTGTATGTAGTACACAGCACAAGGACACTGTTGATGTTAATGCACTACGTATGGGGATTGAAAATATCATACGTGGCATATTGCCAGAAAAACTTGTAGACGATAAAACAGAATTCTACATCAACCCAACTGGACGATTTGTAATTGGTGGGCCTGACGGAGATGCAGGCCTTACTGGTCGCAAAATTATTGTTGACACTTACGGCGGTTATGCTCCACATGGCGGTGGTGCATTCAGCGGTAAGGATCCAACTAAAGTAGATCGCAGTGCCGCATACATGATGCGTTACTTAGCTAAGAATATTGTTGCAGGTGGTTATGCAGATTGGGCTACATGCCAAGTTAGCTATGCAATTGGTGTTAAAGAACCAATGAGCTTTTATGTTGAAAGCAACGGAAACAGTCGCGAGCTAACCGATTGGATCCTAAAAAATGTTGACCTAACCCCCAAAGGAATCATTGACAAGTTCGGCCTGTTTAGTGTACAATTAACTGATACTACGAACTATGGACACTTTGGTAAAGACAATTTGCCATGGGAACAGGTAGACTTAGACATTAAGCTATGACAACTAAAAAAGAACCTGCTATCCCACTAAAGGATATCATGGCAGCACTGGACAAGAAGGACAGAGGCTTTTATGATCGTTTAAGTGATGATCAAAAGAAAGCCTTTGTACCCTGGATGATGATGCGTTATGCTAGTAGCGCACAAGGTCGTAACGCGGCTCATTACTTGTTTATGGTCAATGAGCTTGTTAACAAGAACTTTAGCGATGTTACTAAGCATCCTGAACTACAGTGGTTGTTGATGACTGCGGCAGGATCTGGTAAAGTTGAATTTCATCCTTACATTAAGCCACCTAATAGTAAAAAGAAAAAAGATAAAGTAAGTGAATTTGTTTATAAGATTAGGCCTGGCATTAAAAACGACGAATTAGAATTGTTGCTTAAACTAAACACCAAGGACGATTTAAAAAAGTTAGCTGAAGCACATGGGTACAGTGATAAAGACATCGCAGACATCTTTGGAAAGTGATACAACCTGCAAGTGGTGTGAGAAAGAGTTCCGCAATGAACGAACTCTAAGCGCCCACATGTGTCCAAAGAAGCGTAGATGGGCTGACAAGGATATGACACATGTTCGCTTAGGCTTTCGTGTGTTCCAGATGTTTTATGAGCTAAGTACCAGCGCCAGCAAAGCAAAAACCATAGAAGACTTTATCCGTAGTCAATACTATGAAGCGTTTGTTAAATTTGGGCGTAGTTGTGTGCGCAATGAATATCTAGATCCAGAGAAGTTTGCTGAATGGCTAATTCGCAATGGTAAGAAGTTAGCTGACTGGAACAAAGATAGTCTTTATAATGAGTTTCTGTTAGAGTACGTAAAGAAAGAAACTGGTATTCGTGCGCTGGAGAGAACCGTTCTTTATCTATCCGAGTGGGCAAGCGAAAATGACTGCGATTGGCAAGACTACTTTAAAATTGTTAGCACGCCACGTGCAGTACACGACATCAGGGCAGCTAAGATTAGTCCATGGGTTATTTACTTAAGTGCTACAGGTTCAGAGTTGCTTACACGTTTCAGCGATGAGCAAGTAAAAATTATTAATGATATTATTGACGCTAAGTTTTGGGTTAAGGTGTTTGCACGTCAAGCAGAAGAAGTAGCTGAAGTTAGAACAGCATGTGAGGTAGCAGGAATATGAACTTAGAGCTAGAAGCATACGAAGGCGAGCTAACTCAGCTACGCCGAGTATATAAAATGGTAAGACACTTGTCAGCTGAAAAGCTAGAAGGTGTATACTTTATCTGCGGCGAAGGCGGCGAAAAAGATGCTATGGGTCTACCTGAAAAGATTATGGTATGTCCTGCATATGGTTTAGATGGATTTGCTATCTATACTAAAACTTCAAACTACTCAGCACCGGAATATTGATATGGCAAAAGAAGCACCAGTACACTACGACAGGATTGGCAAGCTCATTGAATTGGGAGACATGGTTGCTGTAGCAGACTACAACGGTCTTATGCTAGGCAAAGTAACTAAGCTCAACCAAAAAATGATTAAGGTTAAGCGTTATCCAACTGGCAGTCGTAATTATGAAAAGAACAAATATTCTCGAGAGTCTATTAAATTAGATCCTGATGATGTTGCTATTCATATCTTGCAAGGAGGCGACTGATGGGTAATACATATGAAGTACACGGCTGGACCTATGGCGATAGGCTCTGTATTGGTGAAGACGAATGGTACTACAAAGAACTGTATCGTGGTGAGAGTTTGCTAGCCGCGCTGTGGACGGCATTTAGATCACGCCGTCATTATGGTTGTGTTAGAATGGAGATGCGCTAATGCAGATTAAATTTTATCATTGGTGGGTATACAAATTGTTTTATCTTGTTTGGAATCCAATTTTTGCAGCCCGTCCTGATTTGCACAAGAAGTTTATAGAGTTAGGCATTACACATATACTAAATCGAGAAGAAGAAATACTTAAGCGCCGTAATGAAATAAGGATTGTAGAATGAAAACCAGAGAACAAATTATTACCAGCATGTGCTATACTTATAGGCATGACTACGGGCTCACGATTAGTGAGGACGATAAGATGTACACTTTAAATAGTGGAGTTACAGAAACAGAGCGCAAGGCTATTTGGAATACAATGGCACAAATTTTTGACAACGACATTGCGCCATATATGGATTTTAAACAATGAGATTTAGAAAAAAGCCTGTAGTAATCGAAGCAGTGCAGTTTGTGTACACTGGTGAAGGCATTAGACGCTTACAAGAGTTTTGTGGATACAGTCTAGGCCGTTTTGCCAAAGAACGTCACCCTGATGCTAAAGGTGAAGTTGAAATTGGTACACTAGAAGATGGCGAACATTTAACTGTAAGACATATTGCTACAGAAGGCGATTGGATTATTAAGGGTGTGCAAGGCGAGTTCTATCCTTGCAAGCCAGATATTTTTGAACAAACTTATGAGGCCGTAAAAGATGAAGAGTGAAGTAAATTTAATTGGCGTAACCAAGCCTAGTGCTATTACTGATTGTCATACACCAGGCGATCTAGTTGCCTATGCAGCACGAGTTAGCAATCCGGCTAACCAAAACAATACACAAACCGCACCAAAGCTACTCAAGTACTTGATTAAGCATAAGCACTGGAGTCCGTTTGAAATGGTGCATATGACATTGGAAATTAAAACTACTCGTGACATTGCAAGACAAATTTTGCGGCACCGCAGTTTTAGCTTCCAAGAGTTTAGCCAGCGTTATGCGGTAGCAGAGAACATCGGATGTGACAGAGAAGCACGTTTACAAGACGAAAAGAACCGCCAGAACTCAGTTGAAGTGGATGATCCAGAAATGCAAGAAAGCTGGAACATGCAACAAGCAAAAGTTCGTAATGCCGCACAAGCTGCTTACAAGTGGGCGCTGGATAATGGCATTGCTAAAGAACAGGCTCGCGCAGTACTACCAGAAGGTTTAACTGAAAGCACATTGTATATGGCAGGTAGCTTACGTAGTTGGATCCACTACATTGACCTACGTGCCGCAAACGGTACACAAAAAGAACACATGATTATTGCAGAGAAGTGCAAGAAGATTGTTCTAGAACATTTTCCTATGTTAGAGGAATATTGGGCATCTAATGAAAATTGATTTTGACGTAGACATTGACTTAGCAGATCGCGAGCAGTTACTAAAAGTACTGCCGCATACACCTGCGAGCATCGTTGACGAAAAAGGCAATTACACTAAACATAACACGGGTATATATCTACAGCGCATACCAACTTTGCCTGTAGAAGGAATAAGTGCTGTTGATTACGAATCGGCTGAAGAAGAAGGCTGGTTTAAGATAGATGTGTTAAACAATCATGTATATAAAAATATAATTGATGAGACACACTTACAACAGCTACTAGATCAAGAACCAATGTGGGATATGCTAGAACACGAAGATTTCGTTAAAGAGCTGTTCCATATTGGTAACCATTACGATATTGTAAAACGATACAAGCCTAAAAGTGTTGAACAGTTAGCAATGATACTAGCAATTATACGTCCGGGTAAGCGTTACTTACTTGGCAAAAGTTGGGATGAAATTGCTAATGAAATCTGGACTAAGCCGCTAGACAACAGTTACTACTTTAAGCGATCACATGCAATTGGTTATGCTACTGTTATAACCGTGCAGATAAATCTGTTGTGTAACGGATTTTAATTATTTGTCAGTCTTTCTAACCAACTGAATACTGCGGCGCTTAATTCTCTTCTTTAAAAGATTCTGTAAACTTGTAACAGGTCCAAACAGTATTTCTACGTCCTTCATAACAAACGTCTTTAAGTATGGTTTGAATGGCTTCATTTCATGGTGAAGAAAAACATCAATGGGCAGCATACGGTTACTTTCCCACCACCACATTTCCCCAAGATCGAGGAATTCTTTTTTCATTTGAAGGCTAGGTATTGCTTCTACGTCGTAGAATGTTATGATGGTATTATCGTGATTAACAACTATACCAACGTACTCGCGCTCGCTGTAAAATAAGCCTGTTAAAAATTCAAAATTAGAGTATATGTCATTTTGCATATTGCTGATATTTACCTAATACAAATGCTGGGTATTTGTATAATGTGGTCTAATAGTACTGAATAACAGATAAATAGTGTTATGAACTACGGTGAACACAAGTTATATCTGTACGAAGACACAGTCGATCTAGTTATTAACACAGATGGACTGGGCATATATGTGGATAATAGACCTATGAATATTAAAAAGCTGCAAGCCCACAAAGGCGTTACAAACGAGATTTTCTTTACAGTTCGCAACAGAGATAGAAAGTTGCAAAATGTATTTAATGAAACAATCCGTGCGTATATTGTATCCCCTACTACAAAAACACGTTTAGTTACTAAAACAGTAGAGCATACTGCGGATGTTGGCAAGTTTAAAATAACTTTCTTAGAAGGGGATTTACAAAATATTGATCCCGGACTGTATCACATGTATATTACACGCTCTACTCAGGAATCAGTAGATAAACCGGTATATACAGATCAAAACAACAATGTGCGTTTTGATATTGAAATATCCGACCAGGCTATGGTTGAGCCCATACCAACCCAAGAAGAAACCAACTTTACCCAAGTTGCTAATACCTTATTAGGTGATACATCAAACATTTTTGTAAGCAGTGCCATGTATGGTAACGTGGATAAAAACTTCTTATATGCACAGCATACAGTTGCTATGTATACTGATAGTTTTACTGGTAATATAACATTACAAGGTAGTTGTATCACTGGCGTACCGGATCAAGAACACGACAGTATTGATTGGTTCAATATCTCAACAACTCCTCTAAGTAACGTAAGTGGAATCACACACGAAACATTTAGTGTGAATGTAAATTGGATTCGAATTAAATATACGCCCGATGACGCTAATAGTGTTGTCACTAAAGTGCTACTTCGAAATTAATCCATTGACAAAACTACAAATCACTATATAATAGTGATATGGATTTAGACTCTGTTATAGAGCAGGTACACCTTTTGGTCGCTGACAATTTGCCGATTCGATCGAGCAGAACTCCCAGCGGCTGGACTACCTTTAACTGTGTTATGTGCAATGACACACGTAAACGTGCGGGTGTCATTGTTAGTGGTCCAAAACTTTCTTATCATTGTTTTAACTGCGGTTATACTACAGGCTGGAGCCCTAGTCCTTATATAAGTCATCGGTTCAAGGAACTAGTACTTAAACTTGGTGCAACACCTGACAAGTTGCATAAGGTTCAAGTTGAACTACTTAAGCACAGCGAAGAACTAGAAGAGCAAGAACACGATTCTTATGTTTATAGCTTAAAGAAGTTTGAGACAGTTGAGCTTCCTTTGGACATGGTAGCTGTTGAAGACTTGCCTGATGATCATGAAGTGAAGCAATATGCAATAAGCAGAGGATTACTAGGATTATATCCGCTACTGTATTTCCCTTCGGATGTACTTTATGCTAAAAGACTGGTTGTACCTTTTACTTATAATGGCGATGTAGTAGGTTGGACGGCTAGACATATAAGTCCACCTGACAAGCGTACACCCAAGTACTTGCATAAAATGACTAGTGGGTATGTGTTTAATGTTGATAGGTTTGCCAACAGCAAGCGAGAAATTGTCATTGTTGTTGAAGGTGTGTTTGATGCTATTGGTATTGACGGTATTAGTGTGTTAGGCAATCATGTTACACCAGAGCAAGCTCATTTGATTGAGAAATTAGGCAAACGAGTGATTGTGTGCCCTGATCGAGACAAAGCAGGCAAAGAATTAATTGATGAGGCATTAGCATTAGGGTGGGAAGTGAGCTTTCCGCCGTGGCACAAAGATGTTAAAGACGCAGCCGATGCTGTAAATAAATATGGCAGACTTGCAACAGTTGCTAGTATCATTGAGCATGCAACAGATAATAAAATTAAAGCGCAGGTAAAGGCAAAGATGCTATGAATTTATATGTAAGCGGCTGTAGCTTTACCTATGGTCACGAAAACAAAGAAAACGAAAATACAATTAAAAGTCAACGCCCTAATTGGACTTGGAGCGATCACTTATCTAATCACTTTGACGGTAAGTTTGTTAATGAAGCATGGATAGGCGGTAGCAACCATAGAATACTACGCCGTGCAATGACATTCTTTAATCAAGTAGAAGACAACAATTGGCTAGCAGTAATACAGTTTACAGATCCTCTGTCTAGGTTTGAATTTTATGACAGGGAAAATAACATTTATGTTAGCATGCTTAATGATCAGTATGTGCTTGACGATCAATACTACAATAATGTTGATGTACCGTTTGATATCATTCGTACAAATTCAGTTAAGTACTTTTCGTATCGAAATTTATTGCTGAGCAAGAAAGAGCTTGTTGCAGAATATTTTAGGCACATTATAACAATGCATTCTTATTTAGAAACAAGGAATATCCCTCATTTGTTTACATTTATGTCGGGTATAAGTTGTTTCCCAGAAGTGATTTTAAAATCTACTATCAGTACCGATCAACATGGTAATCCAAAAACAAGTGCTGATGCAGTACTACAAGAAACATACAATATTTTACCGCATCAATACTTTACAGATTTACCATTAAGTCAACTCATAACTGATGCTGAACGTGAAGATCCTCCCAGAGATAACCACCCAAATAAAACTGGGCATCACAAGATTTATAACTACATACTAAACGACCTACAGAAGAGAAACTATCTATGAGCGATGTAAAAGAATATACAGAAGAAGTGCAAGAACTGTTCTTGCGATTTTTGATCAGCGATTCAGATTTATTTGCTCGCTGTCAAAACATTGTTCGTAGCGAATTCTTTAATCGTAAGTTTAAACCAACGGTGGATCTACTTGTAAGCCACAGTACTAACTATACTAGTATTCCTACTATCGATCAGATTAATGCAGTTGGTGGCCTTAACTTAGAAAAGATTGAACATGTAACACCAGATCACCAAAACTGGTTTATGGATGAGTTTGAAACTTTCTGCAGACACAAGGCACTGGAGAAAGCAATCATCGACAGTACTGACTTGTTGGAGAAACAACGCTACGGTGAAGTTGAAACTAAAATTAAGGCAGCAACACAGTTAGGCTTAGTTAAGGACTTAGGCTTAGATTATTTTGCTAATCCTAAGGAACGACTAGAGTGGATCAAGAATCAGTCTGGTGCAACCAGCACAGGGTGGAAAGCCATTGACCAGAAATTGTATGGCGGACTAAACAGGGGTGAAATCACAATCTTTGCAGGTGGTTCTGGTGCAGGTAAGAGTTTGTTCTTACAGAACTTTGGTGTTAACTGGAGTCTAGCAGGACTTAATGTTGTTTATATTAGTCTAGAACTTAGCGAGCAACTTATCAGTATGCGACTAGACAGTATGGTAAGTGGTTATGCTGCTCGAGAGATTATGCGCAACGTTGACGACGTCGACCTTAAGGTACGTATGAAGGGCAAGGGCGCAGGCAAGTTTCGTGTTAAGCAAATGCCCAGCGGTATCAATGCCAACGACATTCGTGCGTTTTTGCGCGAGTACGAAATCCAAAGCGGTGTTAAGGTAGATGCACTGTTAGTAGACTACTTGGATCTTATGATGCCTATTGCGGCAAAGATTAGTGCAGAAAATTTGTTCGTTAAGGACAAATACGTATCAGAAGAATTGCGTAACCTAGCTGTTGAGCGACAAATGCTACTAGTTACAGCATCGCAGTTAAACCGTGCAGCCGTTGAAGAAATTGAATTTGACCACAGCCATATTGCAGGCGGTATCAGTAAGATTAATACGGCAGATAACGTGGTAGGTATCTTTACTAGCAATGCTATGCGTGAGCGTGGTCGCTACCAGATTCAGTTTATGAAAACACGCTCTAGTAGCGGTGTTGGAAGTAAAGTAGACCTTAAATTTAACCCAGATACACTACGTATTGAGGATCTAGAAGAAGGCGAAGAGGACGCACAAACTGTTACAAGTGCTGGCTTGTTGGAGCAATTAAAGCGCAATAATGTTATTAAGGCAGAGGAACCAGCTGCTCAAAATACCATTAACGAAAGCCTACAATTGATGAACTTCTTAAAAGCTAAGAAGTGATAAATACTACTAACAATGCCTAATGGGAGACTTTAGTGCGTAAGACTCGCAGTATTCTCGAAGAACTTAATCAAATTTCCATTGACCGTGATCGCAATCACGTAGTTGAGAACCGTGCTGAGCATGTTATCAACAGTGCAATCAATTTGATCGAGCAAATGGAAAAGTACTACGACGACGATACAGCTAAAGACCTGTCCAACCGACTAATTAATAGTATTCGTAGTAAAGACGCATCTAAGTTTTCTCGCGGCATTAAAAAACTCATCAAAGAGAGCCAGCGAGAAGACAATGAGACTTGACGAACTAGCCCCACCAAAAGAACTAAAGCCAGGCGCAGTTGGCAAAGTAGGTAACATAACCTACAAGTATGATGCTAACAAAGGCTGGGTTATGCCTAGTGGCGTACCAGCAGCGGGCATGGCAAAGAACCAGTTGATGCTACAATATGGACGCGACCCTAGTGGCGATCCAATTCAACCTGGTATGCTACAAAAGCTAGGTAAGAAACTTGGCCTGGATAAGATGGCACCGTTTGGCCAGGGCATTGATCCGAAAGCTGGCATGCTAGCCAAAGGCATGGGCACACTAGGCAGTATGCTAGGTCGTGCCGCTAGTAAAATTATTGCGCCAAAAGGTCAACCAGCTGCACAGGATGCAGATGGTGATGGCCA